TGTCTACAAACTTGCAGGTAGATGACACAGGCAACACATTCGCTGGTGTTCTGAATGGTCGCACTAAGGTCTATATTGACCCATATGCTTCTACAGACTACATGAATGTAGGCTACAAAGGTACTAACCCATACGACGCTGGTGTATTCTATTGCCCATACGTACCACTCACAATGGTTCGTGCGGTATCAGAAGAAAGCTTCCAGCCTAAAATTGGTTTCAAGACACGCTACGGCATGGCTTCTAACCCATTCGTTGGCGCAACACCTGCAAACGGTTTGGCAGCGGTTAAAACTAACCCTTACTACCGTATCTTCAGAGTGGACTCCATTCTGGGTGCATAAGCACTAATATAAAGGGAGAGGGTCAACCTCTCCCACTTAAACTAGGGTGGTCTTTGGATCACCCTTTTTTTATATGATATATACTTTTAAAGGAGTCCAAATGTACCCATTAGATGTAAGCTTTTTACCGATTCCTGATAAAAACCAACATGACCCTAAGATTGGAATGCAAGGTTGGGGCTATCTACCATACAATGATCCACGATTGCAAGAGTGGGTTTCAGCTATTGGTAGAGAACACAAGATCAAAACAATGTTCGAGATTGGCACCTTTGCTGGGTACTCTGCTACACTGTTTTTAGAACATCTATATTATCTAAGTAAACTCAAAACGATTGATCCTAACCGCTTTTCAATTGGTGCTGGTATAGCATTAGAAGAAAGATATGGCGATAGAGTGGTATATGAAAAAATAAGATCAACTGAATATAGTGGAACTTGGGATGAACGTTATGATATGGTATTCATCGATGGTAATCATAGCGGAGATGTTCCTTACCATGACATTGAACTCGCTCTATCGTTTAATCCTAAAGTCATTATGATGGACAACGTAGAGTTACCTGATGTACAACGTGCTGTAAAGAAAGCTGGTTTGTTTGATTTGATCTATGATCCAGATTATTTCTACTATACAAATGAACACAGAGGAAGACGGCAACCAGGAATATTAGGGGCATTTAATGTACGAAACACGTTATAGCAAAGAGTGGAAAAAAGAATATGTGTGGCCAAAAGAAGATGTTCACTTATGGCGGCATTTAAATAAAGAAAAGTACGGTCAAGTAGTACCTAAAACTGTAGCAGATATATCAGATAGCAAAGGTGTTATTGTACAAGCAGGTGGTGCTTGTGGAGTATATGCAGATTACTATTCTAAAAGATTTGGTAAGGTATGGACTTTTGAACCAGATCCAGATAACTTTCATTGTCTCAAAGAAAATACAAAAAATATTATAGCATTCAACTGTGCTCTTGGAGAAAACCTTGGTATGGTAACTATATACAATGATCGAAAAAACTTTGGTGCAACTCACATTGTAAAGAAAGAAGGGCCTATTAGAGTCCTTACAATTGATAGCATGTCTGTTTATCCAGATGTAATACATCTTGACGTAGAAGGTTATGAAACAAATATATTAAAAGGAGCAGAACACGTTATAAAGAAATGTTCACCTATGCTTGTTCTTGAAACTGTTGATGAAGATTATGTTGTAGGAAAACTAGGTTATACGGAAGTAGGAAGGATAGGAGCAGATACGGTTTTCAAAAGGTTATCTGTTACATAAATGTAACACAAATACGTTATTTTAAAAAAAGTTATAAAAAGTGTTAATTAGGTGTTTACATTGGTACCTACATATGGTATATTAAATTATCAACAGATCATAGGAGATCATAATGATTTACCAAGTACACCAAATCCACCTGACTAACGAAGACATTGATCTTATCAACTCAACAGGTGATCACAATGCTGTTCCAGCAAATGGTCTAAAACAAAAAATGGCTTTTGCTCGTGACAATATTGGTGGTTATGCTGGTGAAGCATGGGACGCTGGCTACTATACCCACGTTGCTAACATCACTGCAGAAAACTATGACCAAGTGTTTGAAATTGGTAACATTGGCCCAGAGCAGAACATCGAGCGGATTGCTCGTATGCACTCTGTCTCTGTTGGTGATATGATTATTGCAGAGGATGGCACACAAGTTGTTGTGGCTGATTTTGGTTTCGTTTCCATCGGTCACAAACCAGAATTGGTAACCCCGGCGCCCTCAGGGCGACCAAGGCTGAGTTGGTAGTAGCATGAATATTTTTGTTCTTGATAAAAACCCAATACGTGCGGCTCAACTACAGTGCGACAAGCATGTTGTCAAAATGATTTTGGAATCTGGTCAGATGCTATCAACTGCACATCGTGTACTTGATGGCGTTAAAACTAAAGGTCCATCTAAGTCAGGTAAACGTATGGTTGACAAGTGGCATATGTCAGACTCTTATAGAGAAGATCTGCTTTACAAAGCTGTTCATGTCAAGCATCCTTGCACTGTCTGGACTATGGAATCACTAGCAAACTATGCTTGGCACTATGAACATTTTTGTGCTCTTGCTATTGAGTATGAATATCGGTATGAAAAGAAACACTCTACGTTTACAAAACTAGAAGAAGTTTTGTCCATACCACCAAAAAATATTCCACAAGATATTTTCCAAACACCATTCAAACTTGCTATGCAACATGAACCACAGTGTATACATGAAGGTGATCCAGTGCGGTCATATCAGGAATATTACCAAACCAAACAAGATAGGTTTAAAATGTTGTGGTCCAAACGTGAAGTACCTACATGGTTTCATGTTACATAAATGATACACTTTTACTGTTTTCAGAAAAAAGTTTTAAAAAGTGTTAATTAGGGGTTTACATCTGTAACTCTATATGGTATATTAAATTATCAAATGAGAAAAGGATATATACTATGGAAAATCAAATCGACTTCATCAGTGCTCATAACGGTGGCATCCAGTGTTCTTCAGATACTGGTTCTGTTGGCTGGTCCAGTACTTCTGAAGGTATCGCATATATCTTAAAAACTAAAGGTATTGCATCTAGTGTCATGGGCAGTTCCTCTATGGATTTTGCTTCTGAGTATGGCTTTAAAAATGATGGCGATGCTCTGTTGTTGTGGGAAAAAGCACTGGATTTAATATAATGTATGATCTTGATATAATTAAAACAGATAAAATGCCTTCTCACGGTTCGCCTCAGGATCGTGGTAGTGCTGATGCCTATTACGGGCGTACTTATGCTCCCCATTATTATGTTGGTGCTTCAATGCAGTCAGAGCGTGTAGAAAAAGACAACATGACTGTTGGTGAGATTGCAGCCTATAAGTATGGCTATGATAATGAAGATGATCGGAAGGTGTGGTAATGAAGTGGCTTATTTTTATCGTTGGTTTGTGGTTGCTCATTTATAATGATGCCATATTATTTCAGATGTTACACCAAACAATCGTGGATCTTATTCAATAAAACCGTATAAATAGTGGTATAATACCACAAGGATTTTAAAAATGGTTACAGAATCAACACTACAAAATTCTAATTTTTTACAGGCAACTGGCTTTAAAATTGTGATTTATAGAAAGCGTTTTGCTAATCTAGAGTTCTTTGCGCAAACTATTGCTCATCCGGGTGTATCATTATCACCTACACCAATATCTTATAGGAAAACAGATATATTTGAACCAGGTGATAAACTAATATATGAGGATCTGACTGTTGATGCAATTATGGATGAGAATATGCATGTTTATCAAGAAATGCTTAATTGGCAAACTAGCATTGTTGATAATGTAAAAACAACACCACTTTCTCGTGCATCTAAAATATCAGAACAAGATACACAAGAGTATGATATATCTGTTCTAATACTTAATAACTCAAATGTACCAACTAGAGAAATTGTTTATAAGTCAGCATTCCCTACATCTATTGGAACACTACAACTTGCTACCAATGCTGGTACTGTAGAACCAATCATATTGCCCATTCAATTTAGATACAATACCTTTTCTTTTAAATAGATAGGTATATACATTATGAAAGTTAAAAATGAATTTAGAAACTATTTTAAAAATGTGGCAAGAAGATAGTGAGATAGATAACTCATCTCTTGACGAAACATCCCGTAAAACTCCTGCACTTCACGCAAAATATCTTGAACTACTAGCCAACGCTAAACTGAGGCAAAAGAAATCTGAAATGACTCAGAAAACTTTGTTACAGAAAAAATGGCTGTATTATAATGGTAAGATGGATCGTGAACAAATAGAGGAATGCGGCTGGGAGTATGACCCCTTCAATGGACTTAAAGTCATGAAAGGCGATATGAATTATTATTATGACTCAGATACTGATATACAAAAGTCAGAAGAGATCATACAATATTATAAAACCACGGTAGAAACATTAACAGAAATTGTTAATAACCTTAACTGGCGACACCAGACAATCGGTAACATGATCAAGTGGAGAATGTTCGAAGCAGGATCCTAGGGCAAAGAAATTGTTTTAGTTACATCTAAACCAGGCGATGTAACACCTTCCATGCCAGTAATAGTGGTTGATGAAAATGCTGAATCTGTATAATCAAAAGTAGCTAAGTAATTTGCCCAAGACTCATAATCTGATTGAGTGGGCCACTGAATAGTTTTAGTTAGAGTTTGATCATCAATATTCCAAGCTAATGTAGAAGGGTATGATTTTTTAAGATTAAATTTTGCTATATCAAAGTCTTCTCCACTGGAAGCCTCTGCTGCTGCTATAAAAGCCTCGTTCAAAGAAGGTGAATTATACCAGCCAACAAACTCACCCACAGAATCAAATATCTGATCTCCAGTGTATACATATATTTCTGTAACGTCGTATGTCATTAGTTAGTTCCTTACTAAGTGTTAGATGCTATTGCAGCATTCACAGCGGTCATATCCTCTGAAGTCCAGTAGTCTTTAGCTACCATCAGTTCCAGATGCGCAACATTACGAGCAACTGTATCTGTCCAATCGGCATCTTCCATGCCTTCTGGTTTGCCAGCGTTTAGCAGATCAACGGAGTGACCCATTGCTGTGTAGTTCTGTGCGATTTCTTCTGTTGTTAGTTCCATAATCCTATCCTTCTAGGGTTGCAATACGTGCTTCAAGAGCATCGTTTTTTGCGGAAAGTTCTTGTAGTGCTTTAATTAAGTGCCAAGTTAGGTTGTCAGGGTCTACCGAAAGAACGCCCGTGCTTTCCTCTTTAACACAGTTGGGTAGAATGGCTTGGATTTCTTGTGCAATAACACCAACCTGTACGCCAGACTTTTCAACTACAGTGTGGTCTTCAAGTTCTGTAACTTCATCAACAGTGCGATACTCAAAGTTACGGACTTGAAGCTGATTAATCTCAGCAAGGCCAATGGTGCTGTCAACAATGTTCTTCTTTAGCCTACGGTCAGACGTTGTAGACCAGCTTGAAGAGTTGTTGCCTTGGTAGACACCCCCACCAGCGGGGCTTATAAACCCTGTGCTATTTCCTTTACCTGTTTGAGTACCACCAGCGGCGACTACTAACTCACTGGTTGCAGCGGCAGCAGACGCACCAGCGTAAGCGCCTAAGTATGTAGCACCAATACCAGTGGTGTGGGCAGTTCCGTAATTACCAGAGCTTTGCCCCAAATAGACATTGTTATACCCTGTTGTAGCTCCTTTACCCGCATGATAACCAACGGCCGTATTGGATGCCGTAGTGTTAGTGCCAGTCATATTGTAAAGAGCCTGATACCCCACAGCAGTGCTGTTGTTTGAGGTGATGTTGTTTGCTAATGAGTCGTGACCAATAGCTACGTTGGAACCACCTGTTGTATTGTCTAAGAAAGCGTTGCCGCCAATACTTACGTTGTAATCCCCTGTCGTTGTCGCTCCACCAGTACCAAAACCAATTCCTATATTGTAGAAACCTTCAGTGTTCTGACGTAAGGCACCGTACCCAAGTCCTACATTACGATATCCTGTAGTGGTATTTTGCAATGCGAAACTACCAAGGGCGGTATTGTATGTCCCTGTAGTGTTTTGAGACAGAGCTAATTGACCTACGGCAGTGTGGTGTAACCCAGTAGTGTTGCTCAACAGAGCTTGCTTGCCAACGACAGTATTGTTAGCACCTGTAGTATTGGCAAGTGCAGCCTGATAACCCACCGCTACATTGTTAGCTGCGGTGGTGTTAGCTCCTAATGAAGCGTATCCCACTGACACGTTATTAGCCCCTGTGGTGTTAGCGTCGAGAGAGTTTGCTCCTACAGCTACATTGTAAGAAGCAGAAGTATTAGACTCTAAAGCACCTTCACCCACCCCTGTGTTAGCCGTTCCTGTTGTTAATGTTAAAGCGTTAGCCCCCACCGCCGTGTTATTCCCGTTAGAAGTAGCTGACGTTAATGCTGAACTACCTATAGCCACATTCTTAGAAGCAGATGTTAAGCTATCCAACGCAGTATCACCCAGCGCCACGTTGCTTGTGCCAGTGGGGTAATTACCGTCGAGCTTGATTGTGCCGCCATCAACTGACAGGTTGCCAGATACGGTGAGTCCAAAAGGAAAATCTGGAGAACCAGTACCCTCTTCATCTACTAATTCATCTACTCTTAATTGTGACATTTAAGGCGCTCCATCACTATCAGCTGCTTCTATTTCAGCCGCTGTTTGTACAACATTTAATTCAAATGCTTGAGTAACTTGTGCATCTTTACCAACTGCCATAGCAATTTCGTTTTCGTTGCAATGAGCCATCAGTTTAGTACAAATTTCATCTATACCGATTCTTGCACGATTTGTTAGTGCATTATCTGCCCAACCTTGAATATCAGATGTGACATATTCTAAAGCTTTGTTCTCAGTATCAGTGATACTAATTGTAATGTCTGGCATTTTATTTCTCCATTATACCCTTAATTTATTATCCTAGTAAGACACCACTGAAATATCCGTAACCATCAGCTAGATAAAATGTTACATCTCCTTCGGGAATGACCTTAACTGTATCATTTGCAGCGAGACTTAAAACAACACTTACAGTGCGTTGGCGTGTAGGTCCACCATTATGATATGATCTGGCCTTGTTGGTACTGTTCTGCACAATAATAATACCACCGTCGCCATCGTTTGCTGTTTTAAGTGCTCCTGCAGTGAAAAGATATCTACCCGCAACTGGAGCCGTAAATAAATATGTGGTTGTGCTATAATGGTTACCAATATTATAATTTGTACTATTATAGTCCATCGGGTTACTACGTTCAGCATAGGCTGCTGATCCATATGCTAGAAAGGCTGGTTGGGTTGGCATTGTGACGGCCCCAGACGGTTCAATAGTCATTCTATGAACACCATTAGTTTCATCATATGCCATATAGAATCTTTGGTTGCCCACACCTTGTGAATATGTATGACTAGTGCCAGAGGTACCTTTACCAGAAATATGTACAACTCCATAAGTACCGCTGGAACCAGCGTCAATATGCAGTTGTTGTGGATCTCCTTCAGTTCCCCAAGCAGCTAGGTGAGGGGTAGTTGTTCCGATCCCGACGTCGCCAGCAGCGGTGACACGCATACGGGTTGTGATACTTGTTCCAGAGTTAGTTGGGTTTGTAGCAAAGTCTAAATGCGATCCAGAACTTGAAAAAATGCCAGCGTGTCTAACGCTACCAGACCCTAAATTAATTGCAGTAGCGCCTGTGCCATTACCTTTTAGGCTCAACTGCGCCCAATCATTAGTGCCATCCGCAGTAATAGAAACATTGTTGCTTGAGCCGCCAAAGCTAAACGGGTTGTCATCGGAATCGCCAATACTTATATTACCGCTGGCATCTATGCGCAAACGCTCCGAATTATTAGTCCTAAAGTTAATCGCCCTTGCACCAACAGCTTGCAGCGAAAACGTATTAGCGTCAGTAGTAAAAACCTCACCGACGAGAGCGCCGTTTCTCTCAATGTCGATGATGCCACCGTTCGTTGCGTTATCAAGTGTTAGTGAGGTATAGCCAGAGTATGCGTTGGGCGAGCTTGTGCCAATCCCAACATTTCCAGATCCATCAATCGTTATAGAAGTTGAGTTGCCGCTATCAACAATACTTTGAATACTGCTTCCACCTACTTGAAGAACACCTGACAAGTTAGGTAATGTTATTGTTTGATCCGAATCGGTGCCAGGAGTAGTTAGGGTAAAGGTACCACTACCGCTTGCATTAGGTGTGACTGCTATTTTACTCATTATTCTTCTTCTTTATCGTTGATCGTAATGGTGTTTGTTTTTTTCTCAGCCATGTCGATCTCCTTTCGTTTAAAGTTGAAATTCATTATCCTTCCAGCGCTGTTAGTCGTGTTTCGAGACTGTCGATTTTCGTTAGTGCCTCTTGCAGCGCAGCCGTTAACAACGGTACGATTTTGGACTGATCAATGCCTTGGTAATCAGGGACATTGCGAGTACCCATAACGGCTTCAACAGCCTCTGTAAGTACATTACCTTCTTCATCAAAAGTGGCTTCAACGGCTGGAGTGACTTCATACTCCTCATCACGCATTGCATCTTTTTCACCAGTAATTGCTTCTGGTACGACTGTCGCTGCTTCATGTGCAAGAAAACCATCGACCCTAGTGCCATCAGAAATCCACTCAAAATTCACGGGGTTAAGTGCTTGTACACGGGCAGATGCGCCTGTCATTGGCTGCACGTCTGTCTTTAGGCGGTAATCTGATGAGGTGTTGTACGCTGCAGTTGAACCAGAAATGCTTATATTACCAGCGATTGACCCATCGTTTAGAAAGTAAACAACAACTCCGTCAGAACCATTTCTTCTAAACTGAGCAGTGTAGTTATTGTTGGATGTTTGGAAAAATCTTCCGTCAGCATCTATCCACGTACCCACGGTTGAATCGGTTGCGCTTGTCTTACCAATCAGAAGGTCACCGTTGCCGTCGATGCGCATACGTTCGTTTGAATTACCATTGGTATGAAAGGTCATCGAATGGTTGGTCAGTGTCGCAATACCCATTGTACTCTCATTATCATCCCAAACAAAACCAATTTGTCTTGCTGCTTGTGATTGAAATGTAGCAATAGTTTTATCTGAACTACTAGGTGCGCCACAATCTACATGCAAAGGTGTGCTAGGGCTTGTCACGTTAATCCCAACATTACCGCTGCTGTCGATATCCATAGCTCGTGTTGAGCCACCATTAGTGTAAAACCGTAGATCATTACGTGATCTAATTTGGGCAGAGCCAGTTGTATCCACTAAATTTATTTGAGCCTCTGTGTCAGAGGATGTAAATGTAGCAACTACGTTTTCATTCCCAGAATTAACACCTAACCCACCAGTTACAGTAATGCCTGTGCTGCTGGTTGAGAGTTTCGTGCTATTTCCCTGACGTAAAAGAATTGGATCAGAAGATGTAGAGTTTGTTGTTATTGAAAGGGAGTTGCCAGGTTGATATATGATTCTTGCATCATAATCAGAATCTGCTGGAGATTTCATATCTATATAAGCGCCGGATGGTCCACCCATTTCAAGATTGGCAAAGCCTGATGTGGCGGTTATATTAAATGGTGGGCTGATGGTTCCAAAACTATTTTGAAGTTCTCCACTATCCCCAGTACTTACTATTTTACC